TTACGAAATCGACTAAAGATCCGAAGACCTCCAGTCCCATGGTAGCAGGTAATGCTCCCGCGACAAAGCACGTCGCGAAAGAAGTGTCAAAATGTATCGAAGTGCTAGCCCAAGTAATGGTACTGTTTGGATTTGAAGGAGAATTTGACCTTACGTCAACTGAACAGCACTGGCAATCATTGGTAGATTCCGCTCAGGGGAAATGGATGAAAGTTGCAAAGTATAAACTAGCAGCATTTTATGCATTTCACAAGGGTGGACAGAAACTACCACCAAAACCTTTCGAGGTTAATGATTTACCAGGAGTGCTATTTGGAGGACGTATGGGACGGTTCACTAAACTGAAGCTAATTAGAGCGTCACTCGAGGAGAAGGATTCATTCCTTGAATCGATTTTACAATCAAAGAAAGGGATGGTCCGAGCCTCCCGAAAGGACCTCAAAGCTGCAGAAAAGGAACTCGTCACGGAACTCACACAAACCCAACCAGCACAAAAGCCGGTTGAAAGCCTCATCCCCACCTGGAGTGATGCTGAAGACTATGACCCCAGTATAGAACTAACCCTGAGTCAGGTTGCGTTTAAGATGCAACTACGACGAACAGTGCGGGAACTATACCGAGATCAAAAGTTTACAGCCTCAGACAGAGTAAGGGCTTTCTTTCCAAGCACCTCCGCTAATTACATCTCATCGCGGAAGAATGCTGGAGCCATAGGAGTAATCCTACAGCATCCGACTTTACTCCATGGTCTAAGGACCAAAGGAGGATACTTAGGCTCAGATACAAAAGTAATTCAAGAAGAAGTCGAAAATGAAGATTGGATCAAAGTGAACAGTGATAATACAGGATTCTCAGACGCATTCATGAAGCTATGGCTACGTATGTTAAACGAGGCTAGGAATGAACCTAACCTAGCAGAACCGGTAGCGCTTCCAGAAGCACTGAAAATAAGGGTAATTACCAAAGGTCCACCGTTCACACAAACTGTCTTAAGGGCACTACAGAAGAAAACTCATCAAGTGTTAAAGGAACATCCAGCCTTTACACTTCTAGGGGTTCCAGAATCAGCCGAATATATTCTAAACAGGTTGAAAACGAAACTTAAAGCAGACGAAGGATATTTATCAGGAGACTATGAAGCAGCAACGAACAACGTGAAAAGTTGGGCATCGAAGGAGGTAGCAAATGCTATCTCAGACGAGCTCAAACTCTATCCCATTGAACGAAGGCTCTACATAGACTCACTGGTAAATTTCAAGTTTGCTAACCCTGAAGATGAGGAGAAAACTCTAAATCAAACTGTAGGACAGTTAATGGGATCGATTACATCATTTCCTGTACTAAACATAATCAATGCTACGGCATCACGATGGGCTTACGAGATAGACAAGAAGAAGCAGACGCTTCTAAGTGACTGGCCCGGAATGTGCAACGGAGATGACCTAGCAATGAAATGCACTGAAAGGGGAGTGGAAGCATGGAAACGCATCACAGGGTTCGTAGGACTAAAGGAGAGTATTGGTAAAACCTATTACTCGAGAGACTTCGTAAATATCAACTCACGAAACTTCTCAAGAAATGAAGAAAGACCAACTCCTTTCTATGTCAAACAACCAGATGGTTCATTCAAGCAACGACTCAACCCCTTCAGTGAGACCAAATTTATTAATATGGGTCTGATGAACGGCCAAAAAAGATCTGGTCTATCAATAGGTCTCAACGACCAAGATGACCCAAGAAATAATATTGGAACAAGGTACAGGGAAGTTATGCAATCATGTCCAATCAACATGAAAGGGGCAGTGCACAGGGAATTTATTCGGTGGCATAAAGATCTACTGGACAAGACACATCTTCCATGGTATGCTCCAGAGTGGATAGGAGGAATTGGCATGACCGGCTACAAAGGATTATCAGAGCTAGACTTACGCATAGCTCGAATGATTCTATTGAACTGGAACAAGACAAGACCAATATCGTTAGCTCATGGAACAGCAAATTGGAAAACATGGAAAGTCGCAGCAGAAATGATGCCCGAGCCCAAATTCGTAGAAGAGAAGAACTCTGGAGTTGAATACTACAACAAAGTAGTAGGTCAAAAGTGTATAGACCTGCTATTTGATAGTGATATCGAACTAGATGAGTTATTCCAAACAGTAACCTCAGGAGAGAAAGTGAGCACTGCAATCCGTCATAACGCGAAGTTGTGGGACCCAAAAAGATACAAGGGCCTCCCCTCGCCAATGACAGACGCAGAGCTCGCATTCCGAACCAAGTATGCTTCCTACGAATCCCAAATAATTTCCCCTACCCCTATATACGACCTAGATTAAGGGAGGAGCTCAACCGCAGTAGCTTAGACTACAGGAGCAACTCAACCGAAATCTCAAGAATTACAAGACACTCACACCTGGACCTCTTTAAATGTAAGGTTATAGTTGAAATTTCAATCTATAACCTTACATTTAAAGAGGTCCAGGTGTGAG